CTAACTGCTAGAAACAAATGGTGTGTGTATCAGCAACTAGAACACAAAGTAGCACAACACATCATATCATATCTTAAGAGTAACAATTATGATTACTTTTGGATGCACGACGGGTGGTATACAGACAAACAAATTGACACATTACCTCTTGAACAACTGATTAAAAAACACACTGATTTAACAATTAAATTAACTAAGGAGAAAATTAATGAGTAATATTGACGAGAAACAATTCTTTGGCATAATCTGTTTAGAGAATGATATTAGAGAGTGCTTTCGATACATAAACGAAGGCAAATACCTAGAAGGAGAAGAACCAAATGCTTTTGAAGAAGCCAGAGCATTATTTCATCTAAAAGCCACACTAGAAGATAGTATAGCAATCGTAGACAAACGAATGGAAATGATAGGGGAGGACTTGTAACAAATGAAATATATTTTAATAGCACTTATTGCACTTGCATCACAACAAGCCATGGCACATCAGCAGCCACTCATCTGTGTAAAGAAACATGATAGGCACATAAACTTGTGTGTACAATATGATTTTAGTAGGCACTATCACAATCATAACACAATGGTTCCGATAGCAAGTAACAGACAATATTCACTACAATCGCCTCGCTATAATCATAGACTACCACATAGGCATACACATTTTAATCAACATTATAATGAAAACAAATTGGAAAGAACATTAGACAACATTATAAAGATAGCAATCATTAAAGAATTACTGGAGGACTAACACGTGACCACACACACCTGCGACAAGCACACAATGACAATGAAGAAAGGCAAAAACAATTTCACTAATCTTTATTGCAAACTATGTGACAAGTACATTAAACATGCAAGTCATTACGAGATCAAAGTATATGATTGGTATTATACAAACAATGAGCATCAAAACCTCACTGTACAACAAGTCATAGAAGAAGCACAAGAGTTAAAGGAAGAAACATTTAAGTTAGATCCAGAGCAATACATAGATGCATTTGGAGAAAACATCATATGGTTATCTGTACACTACAAGAACAAAGAAGTAGCAAAACAATTTAATGCTAGATGGGAACCTAGAATTAAACTTTGGTATACTTATGTAAACAATCCACAAGCAATCAAACTTATAGAATGGATGTCAGAAGAAGACATAGAACGTGTACAAGATTACATGAGAGAACAAGAAGAAATCCAAAACGTATACAAGAACATAATTGATGTAAGGAAAAAACAACTCTCAATTAAACGTTCAGAGGCAAACATTAAGCAGAGTTTGAATACAATATATGGCAAGGATACACACAATAAAGGGACATAATGGTATGAATCCTGGGCACCTACGGTGTAAAAATATATATCTATATTTTTAATTTTTAAATAAATTATATTGTTTGCATAAATATTTTTGAGGAAAACAAATGAAACAACCAACAAACCACACACGCTGGCACCACTTTGATCCACACACTGGTGAAAAGGTAATACGCCGATTCCCAATCGACCATAATCCTGGTGCACCCTGGCAACGTGGGACTGGGCCACATTCACCAGAAGCCTACAAAAAACTTATAAACCACATTGACAAAACGTTTAGGGGCAAACCTAAAAGTGATGAGCAAAAAGCAAAAATGCGTGACGCTAAACTTGGCGTAAAGAAAACGCCAGAACATTGTGAGAACATACGTAAGGGCCATGCTAGAAGACGTAAAGAAAAGCAAGCCAGAATACAAGAAGCGTACAGAATCGCTAGTCAAGTTGGTAAAGACTTTTATTCACAATTGGAAACAGGTTAATGCCAAAGATTTTACCCAAGATAGTAGATGGTAATGGCAACTATAGAGACGTATACCCTAACCTTAAATTATATAACAAAGCGTGGGATATGTCAAGCATTACCATGATCCATAAATTATATTTGGGTACACGCATTCATTACGATGATAACGGTAGGATCATTGCCAAAGAAAAAATTAAAAAGTGGGGACCATATCAGTTTGAATGTGATGGGTGTAGGTTAACAAGACAAACATACGAACACATGTTAAAGCACCAAGAGGGGTGCAAGAAACTAATTTAAATGGTGAGTAGTACGTTACTACTCATTTAACCATTAAGGCGCGTGACGGCGCTTACACAAAGCCAGAGGAGTATATTATGCCAGTACAAAGAGTTACAGTAAAGGGTGAAACATTTTACAGATGGGGCACGATGGGTAAACTTTATAAGAAACGGGAAGACGCTGAACGCCAGGGTATGGCAGCCTATTCGGCAGGCTATGCCAAGAAAAAGAAAAAAGGTTATGGAAAATAAAAGTGGGTCTAGTATTTTGGGCGATAAAGGGGCCTATACTGCTGGTAAACGCACCGCCTATTTTATACCGGTACCTAATACCTATAGATAACAACCATGCATAAAGATATCCCAGCCACAATTTTAGCAAATGGTAGATCCAGATTAGAATTTGACTTAGATCAAATCAATGCTAAAACAGTTACCTTTGGATGCAACGCTATTATGCGAGACTTTATGACAGATTATTTGGTAGTTATCGACCAACCCATGGTATTTGAAATGATTGACACTAAATCATACTTAAAATCAAAGTGTTATGCACAGTCACAGCGCCAATTAGACCGCAAATTTAATGAAAACCCTGAATTAACTAAACATATACATGTTATTCCAGAACATGTAAAGCAAAATGACTCGGGCAACACTGCTATTGCACTAGCAATCGAATTAAACTTTAAAAAAATCTATCTAGTGGGGTTTGATTACATAGTAATGCCCAACGAGCCCATGAAATACAACAACGTTTATCGTTCAACTGCTAACTATGCACCAGAACCTGCTATAGGTATAAACAGAACCAATCAAAAACAGTGGCAATCACGTTTGTTTGCACTAGTACGCAAAAACCCTGATATAGAGTTTATACGAGTAAATGGCAATGATCACAGTTTAATAAAGATGCCTGAAAGAAAAACAAACTTAACAGAAATTTTACCCCAACAATTTAATAAGGAGATTAACAAACTATGAGATATCAAATACAAACTGGACCTGATGGTGTAGCGTGGGTCACTATACAACCCTTAATACAAGACTGTCGAGAAATTTTAGACAATGCTGTAAACTTAGATACTGATACTATGACTGAAGCAGAAAAGATGGGGCACAATGCCGCAATCGTGTCGATCAAAAGCGTGTTAGAGTTTTTGAATTCACTAATGCTAGAACACAACTTAAACAATGTTAAAGAGGAAACCGATGAAAACACTACTAGATCGTCCATACACTAAAAAGAATCCTGTTTTAGACAAAATGATTTTAGAGTTGTCACTTTATATGTTGCCTATAGAACTAGATAAGTGTATTGATTTTATGTGGACACTAGAACAAAGTGAACAAGATATCAATTACACAGTTAGTGACAGTGAAACTCAGTTGCGTATTATCTTGGGCACTGAACGTTATGAAATGATTAAACTAGAATGGAAGGAGAAAAATCAAAAACTGTTGTCAGTATATGGTAACTTAAAGTATAAGTGCAAAAAAACAGGTAAACTATATGATGGGTTAGATGACCAAGACAATCCTAAAGACTACGAGAAATTTTATGTTTAAGCCAACACAAAAAATGCAAGCAAATGCAAAACGTGGATTAAAGATGCGTGAAGAATCTGTACCTTCAAATCGTGGGGGTACCCAAGTGGGTCTTCAACGTGCAAATCAATTTGCAAAAGGTGAAAGTGTATCTTTAGATACTGTAATGCGTACATATCAGTTTTTAACTAGACAACGCAAAAATTACAAACCCAATCAAAATACAAAGGGTACCCAAGCATATTTGATGTGGGGTGGGCCTGAAGCGTTAACTTGGGCTATCAACATTTTGCGAGACGAAGGTAGAATATGATTGATGCAAAAACACTAATCTTTTTGCACAACGAATATAGAAAACAAATAGAGCAAAAACAACTAGTGGGTAACATGATAGTGCATAGACCAAAAACAGACTTGATCAAAATAAAACAAATGTTAATTGATCAGGGTATATGCAGTAGTTACTTGCTAGACTATGAAGGAAAATTATAATGTCATTAAAATTAAGTGACTTAGACTTTAAATACTTACACAAAAAATTGTGTTGTCAAAATTGTCAGCATAGAATTGTTGAACAGTTTAGTCAGTTGTCAACATCTAGTGATGTAATTATAGCACGTACCAAATTGTTGCAACTAAATGGTACACAAACATTAAGTGCCAAACTTGAAAAAGCGATTGATGCACTAATAAAGGAGAAACAAAAATGACTATTGAAGAAGTAATAGCAAACCCAACTGTAGATGCGGTAACTCAGTTTATTAACACATTATCTACTGACCGCGAACAAATGATTTTTAAGGCTCATATGCATAGAGAAGGTGTAATGACACCTGAACTAGAAGCATTATTTCCCGAAATCAAAATCGAGGGATAAACAATGACTACTCAAAAGAAACCAGTAAAAGGGGGCAGACAGCCAGGCGCTGGTAGACCTAAAGGTTCTACCAACAAAATCGATGGCGCTAAGATATTGTTAGCAGTTGCCAAACAATGCGGTAAACCTTTTGAGCAATTATTAGCAGAAGGTTATCATGCCGCAATTTTAGCGTGTGACATGAATGCTCGTTTAACATACGAAAAAATGTTGTTAGCAAAAGTAGTAGCAGACAAGCATGAAATCGATCATACTACATTGGGTCAATCGTTGCATAACAGTTTTAACTTTCAGCAACAAGAATTGCCTGAGTGGCGTGACGTAACACCTAAATTAACTGTAATCGATGCCAAGAAAAAAGCGTAACACAAATGCAATAGATATTCCTCTTTATGGGGAACAATCTACTATCATGCAAGATTGGCTTACTACAAACAAGCATTGCATTGATATTGTACCTGTAGGATCTGGTAAAACATTTCTTGCTTCAGTAGCCCTACCACTATTTGCTACTGACGAAAAGTATCATAAGGGTAAAGATATTATCTATAGTGCTCCTACTGGATCAATGATTAAGTCACTAATTTGGGAACCATTAAAACAAAGTTGTATTGAACACTTTGGTTTACGTGATGGTAAAGAAATCAACAATAGTGAACTTACTATCAAGTTTCCTTCAGGTGTGTTTATAAGATGCAAGTCAGCAGAAATGAAAGAAAACTTACGTGGTTTGAACGTAGGTATATGGGTTGCTGACGAAGCGGCTTTGTATTCACAAGAAACACTACAAGAAATTACAAACAGATTGCGTCCCCGTGTTGGTTCACCTGATACACAAGGTAGACTAATTGTGATTAGTACCCCTAACGGAAACGGACCGCTTTATGATTTGTTCAACTTAGCAACTAACAACCCTGACAGATATATTGTAAGACACATGAACTATTTGCAAATGCGTTCTGGTAACTTAGATTTTATTGAAGAACAAAAACGCATATTGTCTCCTCTTAAGTTTGACCAAGATTATATGTGTAGTTGGTCAGCAATTACAGATCAAATGTTTTACACATTTAACAAAGCAAAACACTGCCACGATATCTTTGACAATTTAGGTGACATTTATACATTCCACGATTTCAACAAAAAAGTTATGTGCTGTACAGTTGCACAAGTAACTAGACCAGGCGAACCTTCTGGTAAAATTGAAATCTTAAAATCGTATGCAATCAAAGATTGTGGTACAGAACAACTAGCACAAAAGATAAGACAAGATTATCCTCACAGACGCATTTACTCTATTATCGATATGACAGGTGCACAAACTAACAGAGACACTACTAGTGTGTTTGGTGTAACTGACAGAGTAATCTTAGAAAAGTATGGCTTTATTATTGTTAACACAAGAAAATCAAACCCTTTGATTAGTGACACAGATAACTCTAGTAATGCTTTTATCAACAGGGGCGGCTTACATGTATCACCTTATGATACACAATTGATAGAAGCATTACAAAGTTATCACTTTGAAGATGGTTCACGTAAAAAACTTGTCAAATATGCAGATGCAAAGTATGCACACATCGATGGTTTAGGTGACTGCATTAGATATGGCATACATCATTTGTTCCCTGTGCAACACGATCAAAGTATGTTTGGTGAGTATGTGGGCATGGATGAACGTTATCAACGTTATAGCGATCCAGCATTAAGACACAAACCATATTCTCCCCTTTATGAGGGAGGGCCCACGTGGGAAGAAATATTAGGTGAAACTAACGAAGTGCCTGATCATGTAATATGGTAAAGTATATCTTATTTTAAAAAATATTTTCTAAGTATAAATACAATATATGTTATACGGAGGATATTTAATATGGCTAAAAAACAAAGAAAAACAACACCAATAGATGAAAGATTATATCGTAGTTGTAAGTACATTGAACAAACTGAATGTTGGGAATGGCAATTGTCTACAAACAACATTGGGTATGGTTTGATTAGAGACACAGATTATGGGGACAACGAACGAGGTGGTATGAGAACTACGCACAGAGTAAGTTACGAAATACACAAGGGTCACATACCTGACAATAAAGTAGTAATGCATACATGTGATAATCCTAAATGTTGCAACCCAGATCATTTGCATTTAGGTACACGACAAGATAATACACAAGATATGATTGGAAAAGGTAGACATAATCTTTTTGGCAGTAAAAATTCACGCAAATGTAAATATTGCAACGTTTATACAACACCAGCACTGCTTACACGTTGGCATGATGAAAACTGCAAACATAAAACTATAACATAAAATATAAATACAATATTGCAATATAAATAAGATATCTTTAGGACTACTCAATGAAAGCAAAAGAACTGCTAAAACGCAATCCTATGTATGAAGCACTATATCCTCAAATGATGGGATATCAGTATGCTTATCTAGGAGGCTATCCATTCAAAACTTATGTACGCAAGAAGCGTCCCTCAGAAGATTCAAATCTTTACCGAGATTTAATTGAGAATACGGTAGCACAACCTATCTGTCGTTATGTTGTTGACACGATCAACGATATTCTTTTTGAGCCGGGCGTAAAACGTGACTTAAGATTTTGCACACCCACAGCCACAATGATCGATCCAAATAACATCGAGTGGTCTCAATTAATGTTATTGGATGCTGATTTACAAAACAGAACAATGGATGCATTTATGGAGAACGTAGGTGATCTTACTAGTATCTATGGACATTGTTGGATCTTTGTTGATATGCCTGAAGAAAGCGAAGGTAACTTAGGTAGACCTTACGTAGTTGCAATTAATCCATTACAAGTGCATGACTGGGAATTTGATTTCTATGGTGGTGCACCTATTTTAAAATACGTTAAAGTATTAGAAAACGAAAATGAAGAATGTTATTATTACAAGTGTTATCATTTAGGTAATGAAAGCGAACCTTCATATTGGATTAGTTATGAAATAGAAAAAGATCAAAAAATGGACCACGATGCAACAGTATTAGGTCAAGGTTACTTTCCAGCTGGTATGGGTATACCTGGATTTATTGCATATGGTCGCAGAGATCCTCGCAGATTTGATGTTGGTATTTCAGACATTGATTCTGCATCAGATGCACAAAGAGAATATTACAAACTAGAATGTGAAGCATATTCTTCAATGCAATTTGCAAAAACAATTATCAGAGCAGACAGGGGTATTTCTATTCCTGTTCATGCTGGTGCTATTGTTAGAGCAACACAAGGGCAAGTTGAGACTATCCCTGTAGATACAGGCGATGTAACTAAGATTATGGAAAAGCAAAAACAATTGCTAGATCAAATCGAAGGCTTAACTGGTCTAGGTGGACTAAGACAAAATAAACATCAAATTGCTTCAGGGGTAGCAATCATTGAAGAACGTAAAACACTTCATAGATTGGCGAAAGCAAAAGCAAGACTAATGGAAGTTGCAGAAGAATTAATCTTTACTTACGCGGCACGTTTTATGGACATGCGTTGGGCGGGTGAAGTTGTTTATGCAACTGACTATGAGGCACATGACACAAACTATCGAATCGCTGTCTATAAAGAAGCAAAACAATTAGTACCAGAAAATACTATTGTTGATGCATTGATTACAAAAGACATTATTGGTATTCTAGCACCTCAAGAATCAGTTGGTCAATATGAACAAGCATATATTGATACAATTGAAGATCCTTCAGTTAAACAATTAATGACTGAAGAAAACGAGTTAGTATTGAGCAGAGATTTAGGATCTCAGATTCCTTCTAAACGTGAAGAGGAAGAAGAATACGAAGGCGAAGAAGGTAGTGAATATGCAGGCGATGATATGATTGGTTACACAGGTCAGAACGGACCAGGTGTACCCATTCAAAATACAGGACCTTCATATGAAACTCAGCAAGCAATTGCTGTACAATTGACTGGTATGAATACTGGTCGATAAATACAATATCACAACAAATAAACGGTTATTACGTTATAATAGGAGAATTAAATGAGTGATCAAATAGACGTTGGCAACGAACAAGCCCTTGTGGAAGATCAAGTGAACGATGAAGTTCAAAATTCTTCAAACGAGCCTAGAGTTAACCCTGGCGCTATTCGCAAAGCACAAACTCAAGGTATTTTGAATGCTTTGAGTAAAGCATCTGGTACAGACTTAAGTTCTGTAGAAGATGCAGTTGCGTTTATCGCTAAGATGTCGGCTCAAAAAACCGATGGCAACGTACAGCCAGTGGAAGTACAACAGCCACGACAATCAAATCGTGTTTCAACCAACGATTTGCATGAACAGTTTCAAAAATTACGTTCAGAACTTACTCAAAAAGAGCAAGCACTGAAAGTAAAAGAACTTGAAACAGATATACTGCAAACAATGGGTGACAGATTCGACACTGAACTATCAGAATATGCTGTCCAAAAGATTAAAGCAAATATTGCTTGGAATGAAGATGGAACTTACAGCATAGTCAATGGCAAAGGTCAAGAGCGTTATGGTGATGATGGTAATCCACTCTCTTTGAGAGGTTTAGTTGAAGAAATTGCTATAGGTAACCCAAAGTTACTTAAGCAAAAAGCAACTCAATCAGGATCTGGATTAAGACCTGGACAAGGCAACATGTTTGCTGGTGCTCCCCTTGACCAAATACCTGATTATTCTAAAGACCCTGCGGCATTCAATGCTTGGGCTCAAAGGAATGGTCTAGGTAAAGGTACTGGCTTAAAAAGTCAGAGTGTGGGCATGACAGTTTCAGGTACATCTAGGAAAGTTTTATAAGCCAACATATAGGAGATTACTACAATGGCATATATATTAGGAGGCAGTAATAACGAATCAGATGGATTCACTACTGCGATTGCAAACTTTGCTTTACGTGCTATGCACGAAAGCCAAGGTCTAGTAGACTTTACACAGGTAGTTACACCTACTCAAGGTAACGAATACTTAGTACCTAACTTTGCACCAATCACATACCAAGACTACACCCCAGTTAATGGAGACGGTGGTTTTGCTACAGGTGGTGCAGTTGAACAAAACCCAAGCCTTGGACAAGGCTCTATCACAGCAACTCCAGCAGTTGCAGCCACAGCATTTGATGTGTTCTATGGATGGACAACTTCTTTCCAATTAGCCGCAACTATTGGTGCTGAACTTGGCGAATCTTATGCAGAGAAAGTTGATCAGCGTGTATGCGCCGCTTTCACTTCATTTAAAGTAGGCCCAGGTAACGTAAACTACTCACCTGCTCCACAAGACGGCTTTGCTCGTCCAACTGAGTTAGGTGCTATGGAACTTGTTGCTGACGGAGATTCCCCAGCTGGTGCTACATCAGGCTTTACTGCTAACTCAGTACTTGGCTTGATTCGTAACGTTAAGCAAAACTACAAAACAGCACGTTTACCAGGTACACCTATTGTTGTACTAGATTCTAATGGTGACTCTGCTGAAGTTACTGCTTCAACACGAAGTGGTTCTTCAATGAATCGTATGCTTGATGAATTAACAGGCGGAGCAGTTGGTTCTGCTGATTCAGGCGGATCTGCTATTACTTCACTTGGTGAAGAACTATTAGCAACTGGTCAGTTATCCAACATCTATGGTTGTGCAGTTATTTTCACCACATTCTTGGATGGTGCAACACGTACTGTTGCTGGCGTATCTGGCGAATCAGTATTAGTTGGTGCTTACTTCCATGAAACTGCTATCTTCACTGTTCTTAAAGAAGGACTTCAAATTAAGACAGGTGAGAAGCCCGGTGGACTACAAATGTGGGTAACTGGTCTTGCATACATGGGTGCAGGTGTCGCTGATTTAAGAAGAGGCGGAGCTATTAACATTCTACAGGCTTAATTCAATTAGTATAGGAAAATAATATGTCAGTTCCATATCAAAGGGTATCAAATGCAACAGTCTCAGACATCATATTTTATGATCCTGCGGCAGAAAGGCGTGCATCACAAATGCAAATCGACTGGGACAACTACTTTAAAGTAGGGTCGCAAGAGATTTTGTATAAACTTGAATTTGGGTGGTGGCCTAAGTATTGTGATACTGTTTTTGGAGCATCATATTACGCTAACTTACCTAATGGACAAATGGTATCTGCATTTAATCCAGGTCAATTAATTAAAAATGATCAAACGTTAATCAGACTTGATACTTTCATGGCAGTGAAAATCTTCTACGAGAGTATCGTGTCTGATACGTCTAATGTCAACTCTGTTGATACTGCAAACTTTAATCATGCAGTTGACAGATTTGAAGCCGAATGGACTAAAGCATTAGAATTGATGAATTTTTATGACTTGAATAATGATGCGCCAGATGGTCCTACTACTAAGTTGGAAGAAAACTGGACATCTGATCCAGACTATTTCACTGGTGATAGGAGATACTTTTAATGGCTAGACCTTTGGTCGACAAAGATGATGTAGTAGTTTACTTACGAGCAGTTGCGAGACAACAGACTCCAATTATCGAAGTATCTGCAAGTTATCCTAGTGACGAAGACACAGTAGCATATGGATTGTATGTTGATGACGTAACTACTAATAGTAGAACAGTTAATCAGTTAGCAATTCAAAACTGTGGTTCGATGTATGATGCTATTGATCAATTCAATATCATGTACATATCATTTCAAAATGATCCACAGTCTGTAGCAATACAAGATGCTATTGAAGATTTAGCCGCAAACGTCAACTTTTTTGATGGTTATACATCAGTAGAATTTGACAGAGAAGTTACAATAGGTAATCGTAGTGAAATACATACCTATACATTTGACTTAACACGTTTAGAATTTAATAACGCCTATCAATCTTAAGGAGACAACAACATGGCAAGAATTACAGTAAACACAACAGGTAAACAACCTCATATCTACTTGAGTACTGACACTGCAAATGCTTATACAGGTTCTGTAGCAACAGTTTCTGGATTTGACTTCTTAGATGTAGAATGCTTACAAGACATTACCATTACTAACTCAACTGGAGTATTCTCTTGGACAGACTTCTGTTCAACAGACATGAACAAGATTACTACTCCTGCAGATAACAGTATTGAAACTAATATGGTTATCGAAGACACTGAGTTTTTTGGTACTCTAACTACAGGACAGTCTACTGCTCCTGAATGGGGTGTCAATGGTCTTTCTGCAAACAAAGTCGAAGTACAATTCGTAGTAGTTATGGACGGAGAAATTGATGTTACCGGTAAGTACTATTACCAAGGTCTTGGATACATTACTAGCATTGCCCCAACTGTGAGCCCTGAGGCTCCTATTTGGGTATCACCAATGACTATTGCTGTAGACGGCATCTTATCACAAGGTACAACCGTAGCATAATTGTTATACCAATCGAGTAGGGAGGCAACTCCCTACTCACTTTTAATAATTTATAAGGAAAAATAAATGAACGACTCAGCACAAGTCTGGCTCAAAACAGACGAAGAAAAACTCAGATCACTCATCGCTGATGAGGCAAAAATGATGCCCATGTTAGATAACTTGGGTGCAACTATCAGGCAACTCAAAGCCAAACAACAATTTCGTTTAGCATTACTAAATCAACTACTAGAATCAGTAGACGATTCTGCTAAATACAATATCAACAATTCACAGGAGAATAACAAATGAAACTATCAGAATTATCAGCACAACCCCAGTTAGTCGAACTCACAATAGATGACGAAGATACCACTAAAGAATTTGGTGAACCTCTAGTTTTTTATAGTTGGGATCGTCAACCTATGGAAGTGTTTACTAAACTTGCAAACGTAGGTTCTGAGCAAGACACAGGCAATATTATTGATATTGTTAAAAATCTTATCTTAGACGAAAATGGTAAACAAATTATTAGTAATAAAAATATGTTACCTAGTAAAGTTTTGATGAAGGCAATTGGTAAGGTTACTGAACTTTTGGGAAAGTAACAACTGATGCATTAGTGATCGATTCTCCTAAGATGACATCAATAATGCAAATTGACACATTAGGTAAGAGATATGGTCTTTTACCTAGCGAAGTTTTGATGAAAGCAGATACATTTGACTTATATATTATGGATGCGGCATTAACATTTGAAAACTATCATAACAAAAAAGCAAATAGTAAAAATGGAAGAGCGCCAGTTCCAGATTTAACACTTGAAGAATTGTATGCGATAAAAGGTAAAAAATATGAAGTTAATAAAAAAGACTGATAAAATGACACCTAGTATCAAACGCATCATTAAAAAATTAGATGATGTACCTGATGAAGCATACAAAATCTTTGTTAAAGAAACACCAGTAGATAATGGATATGCCAGAGATCATACATATTTGCAAGGCGATACAATCGTTGCAGACTACGCATATGCAAAACGATTAGACGAAGGGTACAGTAAACAAGCACCTAATGGTATGACTAAACCCATGATAAAACAAGTACGAAAGATTGTGAAGCAAATAATGAAAAAATAGGAACATACAATGGCAGATTTAAAATATACAGTTGAAGTCGATACTAAAGGTGCTCAACAAAGCATAGGTGGTTTAACTAAAGCATTAACTGCTCTTGCCGCCGCGGTAAGTATTAAAGAATTAACTGAATTTGCTGATTCTGTCACAACTATCCAAAATAAATTAAACTCATTTATAACAGATGCTAATCAAGCCCGAATAGCATTTGATACTATTGGTAAAATTTCATTAGCAACAGGACAAAATATTGAAACGGTAGCAGATATTTTTACTAAAGTAGGTAGAACTGCTGACGGTTTAGGATTATCGTTACAAGATACTGCTAATTTTACATTGCAATTATCATCAGCATTATCAGTGTTTGGTGCTAGTTCCCGAGAAGCAGAAAGTGCATTGTATAACATTGGTCAAGCATTCTCACTAGGTAGATTCCAAGGTGAAGACTTAAACGCAGTTATTGAAAATTTGGGTCCAGTTGCTCAAAAGATGGCAGAAATTGTAGGGGTACAAAGTGTAGGTGCATTGAAAAAATTAGCATCTGAAGGTAAAGTATCTGCTAATGTTATTGTTGATGCGTTAAAAGAAATGGATAAACAAGGTTTAATTAACCTTGCTAAAAGAATACCTACAGTTAGTCAGGCTATGAACCAGTTGCGTACTGCGGCATTATTAGCAGTTGGGGCAGTAGATGAACAAGGTAAGGTTACTACATCTGTAAGTAGAGTAATAACATATTTTGCATTCTCAATTTACAAAGCAACAAAAAATATCCAAGAAATTATAGGTCCTCTTAAAACAGTATTTAAAATAGGAATGTCTTTATTAGCATTTAGTGCAATAGGCAAGTTGTTTAGGGGATTATCAGCCGCATTTATGGGCCTCAGAGCATCTAGTGACAAGGCATTCGTAGCATTGAGTAGTTTAGGTAAAACTTTTGCGGTTATAGGGCATTATATAAAACGTGCATTAGGTCTAGCAAAAGGTACTAAACCTATTTGGGAAGGATTACGCAAATCTGCTGGTTATTTGGGAGAAGCCGTAGCAACACTTACCGGTTTTATCGGTGGTTTGGCCGCCGCAATCGCATCATTTATAGGAATAGACAAACTTTTTGACGATTTTTCAGAACTGGCTGATGATACAAGTGATCTAACCGCAGAATTAGCAGAATTTGAAGCAATGATTTCTGAAGTTGATAAGGCATTAAGTGATGTTGCTGGTTCTGGTGTTGCAACTGCCGAATCGCAATTAGAAATTGCAAATGCAATTGCACAAGTTAATTTAGAAATTGCAAATAGCGTTAGAGAATACAAACGCAGAAACGAAGAACAAGTAAAAGCATTAAAATTAGAACGTGAATTGATAGGTGCAGGTGAAGATGCGGCTAAAAAGCAATCTGAAATACAAGCATTTGAAGAAAGATACCTAGAAGAAAAACGTAGATTGCAAGATGAGATTGCTAAAGCACAAATTAGCAATGATGAAAATGTTAGAAACAGTATAGGGACTTTACAAGCGGCATTAGCAAAACTTATCGCTGATTACGAAAAAGAAAAGAAAGCAATAGAAAATAGTACTGATGCTGTTATAGAAAAAACACGTGCCAACGAACTTTTACAATTTAGTCTGCAACAACAAATTGATATGCAAAAAGAACTGCGTAATTTGCAAGATGAATATGCAAAAATGACGATGACTGAATTAGAAAAAGGTTATTATGACATTGAAGTTGCAGCCAGAGAAGCCGCACAAGCAGCCATTGAAGCAGAAGAAGCAAGACGCGGTGAAAAATTAAGTACTGCTGAGATACAAGCGTATTATGCGGCTGCTGAAAAAGGTTCACAAGAATTAAAAGATCAATTTAAAGAAAATTATGATGCATCACGTGAATTTGAAACTGGTTGGACAAACGCAATTGATGCTTATGTAGAAAAAGCCTATGATGGTGCCGCACAAGCAAAACAAGCATTTGATACTATGACAAAGGGCATGGAAGATGCACTTGTAAATTTTGTTAAGACAGGTAAATTGTCATTCAAAGATTTAATTAACAGTATGATTGAGTTGATAATTAGAAGTCAGATACAAAAAATGATTGCTACAATCTTTGGCACTGGTGCAGGAGGCACTGGTGGAGGATTCTTTGGTGCAATCAAATCACTCTTTGGATTTGCAGATGGTGGTAGACCTCCAGTAGGTAGACCATCGATAGTTGGTGAAAGAGGACCTGAATTGTTTGTACCAAATACAGCAGGAACTATTATACCCAATGATCAGTTAGGAATGGGAGGCACAGTAAACAATACTTACATTACTAACCAAATTAGTGCAATCGATGCTAAGTCAGTTGCACAACTGTTTGCAGAAAACAGAAAAACATTACTAGGTACCGTGCAAATGGCACAAAAAGAAATGCCATACGGTTAATAATTTATAAGGAGAAACAAATGAGAATAGTAAGTGAAAAACAAGTACCACAAACAGGCACATTAAACGTTTTTAGTTTAGGTGCGATATCTCTAACATGGGGACACATGTTAGGAGCAGTATCTCTTTGGTTATTGCCATTAACTGTGTTAATGTATGCAGTTGGTTATGGATCAGAGATTCGCAACGTAACAGAACTAAAATCGTTTTCTAAAAAATAATAGGAAATAACGATGGCTGGATTACAAACAATTATTGACAATTGTAATGCTATAGAAATTGATAGACGAAAGGTTGTTGGCATACAATTTACACGTAATGAAGTTGCAAGAACTTCAGAAACACCAACATACCAACCATGGCGTATCAATTTAACTATGCCCGGTCGTTTTAGATACAACGAAGCACGTGCTTTGATGGAAGCATTAGACACATTAGACAGAAATGTACCAGAAACAGTTACATTTGGTAACAATGCTTGCTTATCTTGGATATTTAGATATCAAGGGTCGATGAGTTCAGCACAAATCAACGGTATAACAGTACAAAGTTTTGTGGGTAGCACATTAACATTGAGTAATTTACCTGCTATTGCGTCAACAAGAGTGTTATTTGAACCAAATGACTTGATTCAAATTGGTAATAACACTTATCCATTCACTGTGCAATCACAAGTTTTACGTGGAACTGGTTCTACAGTACAAATTACTACACACAGACCTAATATCTTAACTACTAGTGTTGCAGGTAATGGTATTACAGTAGGTAATTCATGTCAATTTAAATTATTCTGCCCTAATATGCCTACTTATAAATTAGTACCAGGCGGATATCAAAAACAATCTGGTGTAATATTAGGAAATGCACTAATTGAATTTTCTGATGACTTTCAATTATACGAATGGGTAGCAACGGCGTAAATTATGACACAAAATATACCAGAAGTACAAAATACAGGCGCAATCAAATCAGCAGAGTTTGTAAAACTAACAATTTACAACGATTACACTGATCCTACTGATACATCTACATATACATTTAGTAGTGCATATAAAAACGAAACTATCGATGGTGATGTTTATCTTGCATTAGGTGGATTATTGCAAGTAGGTGCACAAAACAGAGATTTACGTGTTACTGCTGGTGATACTATGATTTCATTGTCTGGTATTGACACAAATAATATCTTTGTTGTACTTGACAGCAAGATTAGAGGTAGTGAAGTTGAAGTATGGCGTGGTTTTTATGACGATAATAACGAATTAGATAATACATATTTAAGATTTACAGGTATTATAACAAGTTATGGAATTACAGAAGATAGAGATAGTCAGCAAGATAACTTTACAGTAGCAGTTGCGGCAAGCAGTTACAAAACTGTGTTGTCTAACAGAATTGCTGGTAGAAAAACAAACGAAGAAAGTTGGAAAGTATTCAATCCAACTGATACATCAATGGATCGTGTATATGCTATCTCTGGCGTAGACTTTGACTTTGGACAAGAACCAAAGAATCAAACATACTACGGTGGAGGCGGTGGAGGCGGCGGAGGCGGCGGCTTCCCTGGCTTTGATCCTAGAAACATTAGAATACCTTAATATGAAAATACGTGAAGCAGACAAATTTGACATTGATTACATCTTAGATATGCTAAGAAATTTTCGCAATGAAACGCCTATTGATTTAATGCGTAATTGCGATAATGCAGATCATGTAAACACAATTTTTCATCACATTTTATTAGGTGGTGGAGTATTATACATTGCTGAAAAAGACAAACCTATTGGTATGATTGCAGGTATAATGAACAACAGCATTTGGGACCCAGAACTTAAATTTTTACAAGAATTAGTTTTTTGGGTAGAACCAGAATATAGAAATAGTTCAGCAGGTTATCGTTTAATACAAGCATATAACAAAAAAGCAGAAGAATTAGTAGAAGAAGATAAAATCAAAATGTTTACTATTACAAAGATGTCTAACTCTCCTGATTTAAAATTTGAAAGATTTGGATATCAAAAATCTGAAGAAGTTTGGGTGGGAGGCATCTAAATGGCAGTTTTTACAGCGATATCAGCATTAGTTACTGCAATAGGTACTGCAATAGGTTTAGGTGGCGCGGCACTTACTGTTTTTACTGCTGTTGGATCAACATTATTAAGTGTTGGTGTGTCATCGCTAATTGCAAAACGTATGCAAAAGTCTGCCGCGTCAGGATTAGGTGCAGGACAAGGTGGAGGTCGTGTACAATTACCACCTGCAACAGATAACAAGATTCCTGTAGTTTATGGTAGTGGATATGTAAGCGGACCTGTTATTGATGCAAAACTATCACAAGATCAACAGTATATGTGGTATGTTGTTGCACTTGCAGAAGTTACAGATACAGGTGGTTATACTTTTGATACTATTTCTCCGGGTATCCCAGATAATATCTATTATGATGGTAAAAAAGTCGAATTTGGTGCAAATGGTAATGTAACTGGCTTAATTAACAACACAACACCTCCTACTATTGACACTAAAGTTAGTGGTAAAATTAAGATTTGGTTGTTTACAGATGGATCGAGTTCTGGTTTTAACACAGGTGGACAAACTGCTATTCAAATATTAAGTGATGCATCTACAGGTGGTGGTATACCTGTAGGAGAACGATGGACTGCTACAGATTTAATGACAGACTGTGCATTTGCTATTATACGTGTAGAATATAACACAGATTCAGGCACAACAAGTCTTGGTGCATTGCAAGCCAGAATTATAAACTCATTAGATAAGCCAGGTGATGTAATTGCAGATTATTTGCAAAACACACGTTATGGTTGTGCTGTTCCTGCATCACGTATTGACACAGCATCACTAACAGCATTGAATACTTACTCTGACGAAATTATTGATTATGGTACAGGTACGCAACCAAGATATCGCATCAATGGTCCTCTTGCTACAAATATTAGTTGTTTAGAAAATCTACAGATTCTTGTAGATTCAACAGACTCTTGGTTACAATATAACGAACTAAATGCAAAGTGGAGTGTTGTAATCAATCAAAGTTACACAGATTATACTACAATTGGTAATTTGTTTTTAGTTGATTCTAGCAATCTTATAGGGGGCATAAATGTTGCTCCTATCAATTTAAATGAAACTTACAACCAAATGGAAGTTGCATATCCTAACCAATACATTAGAGATCAAATCGATTATCAAGTTATTGAGTTAGAAGATTATCAAGTAGGCGTTATGTCGCCTAATGAAGCAGTCAATAAACTAGACATAGACTTCCCCGTGATAAACAATTCAGTACAGGCGCTGTACGTAGGCGTGAGGCGACTTTTACAGAGTAGAGAAGACTTAACTATTACTTGCAAACTAGACTATTCTGGTATACAAATAGAAGCAGGTGATGTTATACGTGTCAAACAAGAAGTATATGGTTGGGACGTACTTAATCCAGACCCATTAGATCCATCAACTACATATGGTAAACTGTTTAGAGTTGCTTCAGTAGCAGAAGAAAAATACCAAGATGGTTCGCTAGGCGTTTCTATCACTGCATTTGAATATAACGATACAATTTACGCAGATAGAGCATTATTAGACTTTCAGCCTGATCCAAACACTGGATTAGCAGACCCTAACTTAATTGGTACGCCAGAAGCACCCGATCTATGGTTAAATGCAGATGGCTCAATTGCGTATCTAAGTGTAACTGGCATTGTGCCAAATACAGGTCTTGTTAATTACTTAGAATTTCAGTATGGCACAGACAGTAATGCAGAATTGCATTCGTTTTATACAAGTGCATATAACGCAGATGGCTCGCCTTTAACAGGTGACTTAGATGCGGCTAATATTTCTATAGGTCAAGAATATAGAATTAATACTTTGGGCAACAGTTCATTTGAAACGTTTGGTGCAAACTTAGTTGACTTGTCTAATCAACCTAATTATACAGGTTTCTTAACAGTAGGTAGACCCTACATTATTCATACGTCAGGTAATACTGACTGGGTAAGTGCAGGCGCATCTTCTAATGCAGTAGGTACTATTTTTACTGCAAATGATGATATATTAGCAACAGGTAGTGGTAAAGCATTAGAAACTACATTTATTGCAAATAATAGTGGTTCAGGTACTGGTACAGTAAACACTGCTTATACAATTACAATGACAGATTTGCCAGAAAATACTTACTACTGGTCTGTTAAAGCACGTAATGATCAAGTAGGTGTTAACAGTCCTTCTGCAGGCCCTGTACAATGGTTAGGACCTAATATTACAGATTATAATTCAAACACATATTGTAATGTTTGGACAGCTGGGAATGTTCTCAGCGATGTTTTAGAACTTTATGTTCCTTCATCAAATACGTATTATGATTGGGATCCAAAACCATGTTTAGGTGGAAATGTAACACTTATTAGTGCTGATAGTGGGTATATTCTTCCAGATACGTATGTTGTAGAAAATATATCTAATACTCAGATTCGTATTAATCAACCAGTATTTCCATTTATAGCAAATGGATGTGTAACAATCACGTGTTTAAATCCAGATAATGGAGAGCCTGCTGGCGGTGTAAATGGTAATACAATACAAGATGGTACAATAAGCTATGATAAACTCACAGGCGTAAACGTTGGTACTTTTGTTGCAGACGAAACTTGGTCTGTGTCAGACTCCGGCGGCAATGTGACACTTCCTGTATTGTATGCAACAAATGCTCCTTCTATTGTTAGACCAACAACTACACCAATTTCATCTACAAGATGGTATCCCTATTATCAAGGTACTTCTAGTACAGTAAACGGTTATGATGCAAGTAGTACTGGTTCATTTACACCGGCTGCGGCTACTGATGGTAACTTTGTAACTGGGCAAAATGATTGGTACCCATTAGGGTCTGTTGATGTTGGTGGGGGAATAGCATCTTATGAATATTTTGTAATTGATGCTGTTTTTCAATTTGTATCATCTACCGATGCTACAATACAACTTAATCCTTTTGCTAAATTTAAGTACAGTTCAACTTTTACTGTAAATGATCAAAATATCACTACTATTGAGTTAAAAGCAAATCAACCTCAATTATATGCACTTGAGGATGAGTATGTTGGTGTTAGTTTGCCATTCTTTTTTCCAATAGAATTTATTGGATATTTGTGGCGAGCATTAGATGCAAATGATACCAATAATGTAACAGGTGATGTTCTAGTTAGAAGATATAAAAAGTTTTAAAATATAATTAGGAAATTAATATGCGTAGAATAATACACCCACTAAAACCACCAACAATGACTCATATAGAAAGAGTGGGAAGAAAGGAGGCTATTAAAGGATATAACAGACTTTTGACACTACCTCAAAGTGCGTTACTTGATAGTCAAATCAGAGACTTAAAAAAAGAATTAGTTGATAAAGATATAATTACAGAAGACCATGAGGGACCAATAGATGTCTCATAGTTTTAATTTTTAACCAATAGAATAAATACAATATTAAAGGAACACGACAATGAGTTTATTATTATCAGGCGCTAAAACAATGACTTTCGCTGGTACTGAGATGCAGTGCCTGGAAATATACACGGGTGAATCGTATACGATTGCCTTACAATTTAATGACAACACGGGTAATGCTGTAGATGCAAGTACGTGGACTTTAGACGCAAGTGCAAAATTTTATACTGTAGATAATGTAACATATAACCCACTTACACCTGATGTAGTGACTTTAGGTAATATTACATTAAATGCAACACAACCTTCAACTGGTGCAGGTACTTATTCTGCAAACTTAGTAGCAGATTGGTCAAACGCAGCCGCAGGTACAGGATATTTGTATATTCCTGATGAAATTGCAAATGGTAGTGGATCACCTGATCCAACACCTACACCAAACTTAAACGATGGTACAGCAGTTCCTGATAATGTTTTAGTTATTGTTACTGTAGGTGTTGACAGACCAAATGTAGTTAGTGGAAAGGATGATTATCAAAAGGAACCATTAGGATTCATAGTAAGGTATCAGTAATATGCCAGAAATTACAGCCGAGATTATAGTTCAACCTATAGAAGCGACATTTGTACAAAACACTTTACCTTTAAACGTAACTGTAGATACAACTACAATGAGCGTTTATGCAGGAGGTTTTGCACCTCCTGGTGGCAACATTTATGAAATTCAATTCAATAATAATGGTGCATTAGGTGGAGCACCTAATACTGCTGTAAGCAATGGTAATATTAGTTTTGGTAATGTTGCTAATGTTAAAATTACAGGTGGAACAAGTGGGTACTATTTACAAACAGATGGTTCTGGTAATTTAACTTGGGCACAAGGTACTGCTAACGTATCAGGTAATGGTACAGCAGCCGGAGCAAATACACAAATACAAATCAGTGATGGTACTGGTAACTTTGTTGCTGGTGCAGGTTTCACATTTGATACTGCATCAAATATATTCACTACTCCTGGAGACATTGCTACAGCAGGAAATATAAATGGAGTTTTAATTGCAAATAGCAATGTAACTGCTACTTTGTTTACTGGCGATGGTGGTGGATTATCAAATATCAACGTTGCAAATATTCCTAATCTTGCAGTAGGTAAGATCGCTAATGGAACTAGTAATGTAGATACTCCTGTTTTAGATGGCAATGTAACTATCAGTGTTGGTGGACAACCAAATAGATTTATAGTACAAACAGTTGGTGCTAATGTAGAAGGTAACTTAGGTGTTACTGGTAATGTAGATACTGATATTATCAACGCAAATACAGCAAATATTACAGGAAATCTTACTGCAAACAATATCAGCGTATTAGAATATGCTAATGTTAAGTATCTTGTAGCAAATGTTTCTGCTGAAGTCGCTGGTTTAACGGTTAATTCAAGTTCAATTAAATTAGGTACAGGTTCTAATGCAGGTGCAACAACTGTTGCTATTGGTCTTGGTGCAGGTGAGATTAATTTAGGATCAAATGCTGTTGCAATTGGTGCACGTGCTGGTAATTTAGATCAAGCAAACAATTCTATCATTTTAAATGCTACAGGTGCTAACTTAACAACTAGCACAGCAAACTCATTTACAGTCAAACCTGTACGTAATGATAACACAGGTAACATTTTATATTATGATGATACCACAGGTGAAATAACATATGATGCTATTGGTACTCAATTAAATGCTAATTTTGCCAATTACGCAGGTAACGTTACTGTTTCAGCACAACCAAATATTACTTCAGTTGGTACGCTAACATCATTAAATGTTTCAGGTAACATCACTGCGGCAAATATCACTGCTAACACAGGTATTTTCTCAGGTAATGGTTCTGGACTAAGTGCAATCGCTGGAGCAAACGTAACAGGTTTTGTTCCTAACGCTGTTCACGCTAACTCTGCTACAACTGCTGGTTCAGCAACTTTTGCTACTACAGCAGGTACAGTTACTATTGCGGCGCAACCAAACATTACAAGTGTTGGTACACTAGCTAATTTAAATGTTGTAAATACTATATCGGTGCAAGGTGCTAATGCTCGACTTGATGTTCAGGGAAACACTGGATTAATTACTGCTTACACTGGGACATACACAGATTTAAATGCAACAGCCAATATTGTTGGTGGAAATATAACTGCTAATACGTTAATTTCAGGCAACGGCGCAGGATTAACTAATCTAGCAGGTGCTAATGTAACAGGAGAAGTTACATATGCAAATATAGCAAATTATGTTTCTGG